CGCAGGGCAAGGACGAGAAGTGGGCCGTGCCCGGGTGGACCAAGCCCCCGGCCGACGAGGACACCGAGGACGACGACAAGCCCGCGGCCAAGCCACGGCGCCAGCCGCGGGTGGACGTCGACGCGGTCCGGCGCGAGGCGGAGGAAGCGGCCCTCACCCGGGCCAAGCCCGGGCTCGTCCGGACCGCGGCCAAGGACGCGCTCAAGGACGCGGGCCTCATCCTGCCGGAGAAGGGCTCCGCGGATGGCGCCTACCAGCGGGCCTTCCGCCTGTTCGACATGGACGCGATCGAGGTCGACGAGGACGGCACGGTCATCGGTGTGGAGGACCAGATCAAGGCGGTCCGGCGGGACTACCCGGAGTTGTTCGCCAAGCGCGGCGGCGCGCGCGTGAACGCCGGGGCGGGGAGCACGGCGGCCGATGGCGCCGGCGGGAAGACCCCCAGCTCGTCGGACAAGCTAGCCGCGATGCTGCTGGGCAAGGGGTAAACTCAGCGTTACCCCCGCCCTCACCCGGGCGACATCCGGTAGGTGACGGCCCGTTCGTGTCCCCCAGGCGAACGGGCCGTCACTGTTTGTCACGGTTTAGCTAGCACGGTGACATGTGACTTCCCGGTGACGTATCCTTCGGGTGATCAAGGGTAAGCACGCGCGATGGTGGCCCACCCCCAGCTACAGGAAGGGACGCCACCATGGCAGCGTCCGTCGTTGACAACTGGATCCCCGAGGAGCAGGGCGGTCCGGTCATCCAGAAGATCCAAGCCACCTCCGCCGTGGAGACCCTGGCACGCCAGGAGTCCATGACGACCCTCACCAAGAAGGTCCCGCGTGACGGCGGCGTCGACTTCGAGGGCGCGACCACCAAGGGCGTCGCGATCGCCGAAGACGACAACGACGTGGACAACGTCCTGCTCACCGCACGCAAGCTCGCGCGCATCGTGCGGCTGAATGACGAGGACGTGGAGGACACCTCCGCCACGGCGAGCGTCATCCAGCAGAAGCAGATCGGCTGGGCCACGGCCTACGGCATCGGTTTCGACAACGCCACCCTTGCGGTGACCGCGGCGGAGAACGGCACCACGGTCCCGTTCACCTCACTGTGGAAGGTGCTCAACACCACCAACTCCACCCTGCCCGACGGGGTCACCTACACCGCGGGTGACAACATCGTGACCGGCGTGACGGCCGCCAACCCCGGCCCGCAGAAGTACACCGAGCTGTCCAACGTGTTCGGCAAGGTCGAGACCGGCCAGTACTGGACCGAATCGGACATGGTGGTCATCGCCCACCCGGCCTTCCGCAAGTTCTTCCGCGGCATCGTCGACGTCAACGGCAACCCGATCTTCTCGGAGAACTCCAGCGCCGCCGGCCAGTCGGTGGACCGGCTGTTCCAGGCCCCCATCCGCTGGACGACCGGGGCGCGCACGAGCGCCGTCGCGACGAACAAGCCCGTCGGCACCCCGCTCCTGTTCGTCGGGAACGCCCAGTTCCTGATCAAGGGCAACCGGTCCGGCCCCGAGTACGCCGTCGCCGGCCCCAACTCCGGCGCCGGGTTCACCACGGACCAGACCCTGCTGAAGTTCCGCACCCGCAGGGGGTTCGCGGTGGGCAACCCGTTCGCCTGGGCGATGTACACCCCGGCCGCCTCCTACATCGCCTGACCGGAGCTGACCGATCATGGCCTGGGCCGACGTGACGTACACCGAGAACATCACAGGTGTGGTGGTCTCGGAGTCCCAGCTCGCCCAGGCCCAGGCCGTGATCGAACTGTTCTCCGGGGTGACCGAAAGCTACGCCCTGTCCGGCCGCGATGCGCGTCACCTCCGGATGGCGGTCGCGTACCAGGCGGCATGGATGAAGGGCCAGATCGACGTCACCACCCGCACCGACGTGTCCAGCGTGACTCAGGACGAGATGTCCTTCCAGTACGCGAATCCGGACGCGCCGGTGCTCGCACCGCTCGCACGAGCGGCGCTCAAGCGGTTGAGCTGGAAAGGCACGAGGTCGACCCTGGTCAGAAGGCCGGTCGATCTCGTTGCACCAGGGTGGAGCCCGGAGCAGGACTTTGTCACCGACAGGGACTGCTCCGGGTACCGGCCGCTGAACATGTACGAGGGCGGTTCGTGATGACCGCGTTCGTGCCGAACACCACGGTCCGGATCGAGCGGAACAACAGCGCACCCGTGACGGGCACCGCTGTGGAGGGCTACGGCCCCGACCTCTCGAACTGGACCCCCGTCGCGACCGGGGCGCCGGCCTACCTCCACGAGGACAGCCAGACGACCTGGGACCCGACTGCCGACCGGAAGACCATCCGCGAGGTGACCTTGATCCGGCTCAGGCCGGACGCACAGGTGCAGGACCGGGACCGGCTCGTGGACGAGCAGACCGGCGCCATGTACCAGGTAGACACGATCACCACCGAGTCGAGCACGGTCGGTGTGAACGACATCCGGGTCGTCACGATCCGGATCACCGCCTGAGGGCCACGGACGGCTACTCACTCAGGCCAGGCCGCACCTGGGAAGGGGGCGGGGAGCTGATGGCTGCGCGCTACACGGAGGACCCCCGGGCCGCCGACCACATCGTGAAGATGTGCGGCGGCATACTGGACAAGATCTTGCCGGAGATCGAGAAGGACGCGAAGAGGTACGTGCCGGTGCTGACCGGGTACCTCCGCAACCACATCGGTCACGACAAGGTCTCGCCCACCCACGGCCGGGTCTACGCGAACGCTGAGTACGCGGCCGCGATCGAGAAGGGGTTCACCCACGCTCGATCCGGACAGCACATCCCCGCCCAGCCCTACCTCCGCCCCGCGGCGTACAAGAACCGGAACCCGACGTGAGCCGGCCAGACGGCGCGCTCGTGGCGGACGCGTGGCTACGCCTGGTCTCCGGTCTCCCCGCCTCCTGCATCGGCCCCACCCTGCCGGACGTCAAGCGCACCCCGGCGCCGCCGTGGGCCACGCAGGGGTTCGTCCAGCACACCGTGGTCGGTGGATCGCCGACCACCCACGTGCCCGTCCGCCGGACGGTCGTCCAGCTCGACTTCTGGGCTACCACCCTGGACGACCGGACTCCGCCCTGGGGACGGGCCAGTGCGCTCGCGGAGACCGTCCTGGCGGCCACCTACGGTGCCACCAACCAGCTCGCCCTCACCGTGCCGTCCGGCTACGACACGCCCAGTCTGCGTGTCGTGCTCGCTCTCCAGGAGCCGCGGAAGGTGCGCGAGGACGGTGCCGGGTTCGCCCACTTCCAGTTCGATGCCGAGTTCGTCTGGACCAGCTAGGAGTTGATCATGAACACCGTTTCCGTTCGCACCACGATGCGGCCCTTCGAGGAGCTGGAGGTCTCGGAGCACGAGGCCAGCGACCTCCGCCGTCAGGGCCTGCTCGTCGACGAGCCGGCGCCGCCGGCGGAGACCCGCAGCAACCGGAGCCCGTCCGGCTCCGGCGACAAGTAGCAAGGAGTTACCCCCATGTCCGTTACTGTGTCCGAGCTGACCCAAGGCCCGGCGACCTTGTACTACGGCAACTTCGGTGCCACGGAACCGCTGGACAACGCGGTGAACAGCACCCCGGCGGCCAGTGCGTGGACCGACCTGGGCGGCACCGTCGACGGCTCCAAGCTGGTGATCAAGCAGAACTACTCCATGCTGGCCGTTGACCAGCTTGTGGACGTCCCGGGCTCTCGGCTGAACATGCGAGAGATCACCGTGGAGACCGCCATGGCGGAGCCAACGATCAACAACCTGAACCTCGCACTGAACGGCGGCACCATCACCACCGGCGCCGGGTTCACCGGAGCGTTCGAGCCGATCGACTCCGACGCGGCCACCCAGCCCACGTACAAGGCGCTGATCCTGCACGGGTGGCACGGCACGGCGCGGCGCATGGTGATCCTGCGCCGGGTGCTCTCCGTGGAAGGTGCCGAGTCCGAGTACAAGAAGGACGGCCAGACCGTCCTCAAGGTCAAGATGCAGGCGTTCTACGTGAGCCCCTCCATCCGGCCCTTCCGCATCATCGACGCCTGATCACGTAGAGTAACCAGATACCCAAATCCCTCGAGGGATTTATACAGAGAGTGACAATGATGAGCAACCAGACCGCGGACGCGATCGAGCAGGAGTCGGCGAGCAACCGCGTCGTGCTCCCGCCGTCGACGGCCGGCACGCTGTCCGAGGACACCACCGTCCTGTTCGAGCTGGACGGGCGTGAGTACCGCGTCCCGTCCAAGCCGCGCGCCGCCGTGGCCCTGCGCTACCTCCGGGCCGTGCGCGACGGAGGCAAGGAGCTGGGTTCCGCCCAGCTCCTGACGGACCTGCTCGGGATCGACGGGTTCAACGCGCTGTGCGACTACGAGGACCTGTCGCCGGAGCAACTCAAGATGATCATGGAGGCGGCCCAGGCCCTGACCCTGGGCGCCATGGAGGAAGCGTTCGAGGGAAACTCGCGCGGCTCCAAGAGGTGATGTGGACGGTCAACCACCTGGCGGACATCGAGTCCGACTTCTCGGTGTTCCACCGGGTGGATGACCCCCTCGCCCTCGCGGGGCCGGAGTTCTTCCGCAAGGCCGTCCGGCTCGCCGCGTATACCGGCGTCATGGCGGCGCGCGTGGCGGCGCAGCACGAGCGCTCCCAGCCTCTGGCAGCCACGGGGCGGGGAGCAGGGAGCGAGGTCCGCACGGTCTCGTTGGACACGATGATGGCGCAACACCCGGACTTGATCGACAGGAGGTGACTCGGTGGCTGAGGGCTTCAAAATGGGCGCCGCATTCGTCGACGTCACCACCGAGGACAACACCGCGGAGGGCCGGTCACGCATCGGGTCCACCATGGCGAAGTGGGCCGGCGGCCTGGCCCTGGGTGCGACCATCTCCAAGGGCATCACCGACAACCTGGACATCGGGGCGTCCACGGCCAAGCTCGGGGCCCAGCTCAACCTGACCAAGGACGTCGCGGAGAACGCGGGACGGCTCGCCGGTGAGGTGTACAAGGACAACTTCGGCGAGTCGATCCCCGCGGTGAACGACGCGATCGCCAGCGTCGGGCAGAGCTTGTACAACCTGAACACAGCCAGCGAGGAGAACATCAAGGGCGCCACCGAGGCGGCCTTGGGTCTGGCCAGCGTGTTCGGCACCGACGTCACGGAGAACGTCCGGTCCGCCTCCGCCATGATCTCCAACCACCTCGCGCCGGACGCCACATCGGCTTTCGACCTGATGACGCGGGCCTTCCAGACCGGCGGCAACGAGGCGGGGGACCTCCTCGAAACGATCACCGAGTACGCGCCCCAGTTCCACAAGCTGGGCCTGGACGGGGCAACCGCCCTGGGACTGCTGAGTCAGGGCCTGCGCGCCGGCGCACGCGACACGGACGTCATCGCCGACGCGTTCAAGGAGTTCAGCCTGCGCGCTATCGACGGGACCACTCTGACCAAGGAGGGGTTCAAGGCGCTGGGCCTGGACGCGAAGGACATGGGCGAGAAGATCGCGGCCGGCGGGAAGACCGCCCAGGACGGTCTACTCGCGACACTGACCGCGCTCCAGAACATGAAGGACCCCGTGGCCCAGAACACTGCGGGTGTCGCGCTGTTCGGTACCCAGTGGGAAGACACGCTCCGCCAGATCCTGCCCAACATGGACCTAACCGAGGCGGCCTTGACCGACGTCAAGGGCGCCACCGAGAAAATGAACAAGGCCGCGTCGGACAGTGCGCAGGGCGGGCTGGAATCGGTCAAGCGCCAGATGGAGGGCTGGGTCCAGTCGGTCACCAACATGAACGGGCCACTCGGTGACATCACCTCGTGGGCCATGGGGTTCGGTGGGGTCGCGTTGCCGGTTGTGTCCCAGATCGCCATGATCACCACGGCGATGTCCGGGATGAAGTGGGCATCCGTTGGTACCGCGCTCAGCGTGGTGGCGGACTGGATCGCTATGGCCGCGGCGTCGGTGGCCAATGCCGCCGTCATGGCTGCGTCGTGGCTGGTCGCGTTCTGGCCTATCGCATTGATTATTGCCGCGGTTGCGGCATTGGTCGCATTGGTGATTCTGAATTGGGACTACATAAAGAATCAGACCATCGAAATCTGGACTGCCATTGTTAATTGGTTGACAGGTATTTGGAATGACATTGTTAGTCAGGTTCAGGGCGCGATCAACCTGGTGCTGGACGCCTGGTCCTGGTTGTCCGCCTTGCCGGGCCGGGTGGCCGAATGGTTCGGCGGAGTGGTTCGCGCCGCGGCCGACAAGATCGGTCAACTGATCGATTGGGTGAAGTCCATACCTGGCAAGATTTTGAATGCGGTAGGCAATCTGGGGCGACTACTGTGGGATGCCGGTGTGAAGATCATCCAGGGCCTGTGGGACGGCCTGAAGAACATGTGGAACAAGGTTACCGGTTGGATCTCCGGCATCGGCTCCTGGATTGCTGACCACAAAGGACCAATCGAGGTGGACGCGGTCCTCCTGGTCCCTCACGGAAACGCGATCATGGACGGTCTGGCCAAGGGACTCCAGGCCCAGTTCTCCGCAAAGGTCAAGCCCACCGTGGAGGGCATGGCCGGCGAACTCGCCGGCACCGCGTTTCCCGTGCCTCCGGTCACCACCTCCCCGCTCCCCGCCTTCGCCGGGGCGGGCACCGGCGCGGCCACCAACGAGCAGGCGCCGCCGCCGCCGGTGCACATCGAGAACCTGACCGTCACGTTCCCGGGCAGCCTGAACGCGATGTCCCGGACGGACCTGCGCAAGGCCGTCGACTTCCTGGACGAACAGCTCCGCAACCTGAACCGGAGCAGACTGGGGCAGGCGTCATGACCTGGGGAACGATCACGATCGGGCGGCTCACCGTACGCGAGGACTTCGCCGTGACCGCCACCAACGCGGACACGGTGAATATTCGCGGTCAGGAGTCCCTACCCCCACTGACCGCCCTCCAGCTCGAACAGCGGCGCGAGGACCTGTGCGGTCTGGAGGGCATGACCGTGCCCGTGGTCTTCTCCAGCAAGGACCGGCTCACCGGGTTCTACCGCGTGTCCGCGGCCAAGGCCGACTACGCCAACTACCAGGGCAACCCGATCGCCACCCTGGACTGGACGCTCGATCTCGCGCGCATCGGCACCGAGTCGGAAATCGACCTGGAGAGCAGGCTCTCCGGCCCGCTCACCCGCAACACCGCGTTCGCCGTGACCGGGGACCGGTGGCTCGCCCCGCCGCTGGGGCACTACGGCTTCTCCTCCGGCGCCACCATCCCCAGCTCGCTGACCCGCACCGGCGCCGACGGGGGCATCGTGGTCTACCGCGGCGTGCCGGCCGTCCAGCCGCGGTGGGGCTGCACGGTGGCCGGGCTGCTCGCCGGCCGCGTACGCCTCACCGACACCAACGCGTTCGAACGCACCGGCACCAACTACTCGATCGCGCCGACGGGCTGGGAGCTGAGCAACGGGTTGGTGAAGATCAGCCCCACCAACGCGGGCACCAGCCGGTCCGACTTCATCGTCAGCTCGTACACCGGTGGGGCGTGGCGTCCGAAGACCTGGACCGTGACCAAGGGCGCCGCGCAGCTCGGTGCACCGACATCGGTCACGGTCCTGCGTGACACCTACGAGTTGATGGTGGTGCGCGTGCTGTACGCCTCCGCCGCGGCCGCCGGCCGCACCACGATCGACCTGACCCTCCGCCGCGGCTCCCGATTCGTGGAGCTGTACGTGCACACCAGCGCGAGCAGCACGCTCGCGGTAGCCCAGACCGTCGCGGAGGTCGGCACGGCCGGCACAGGCTACGTGAGGGCCACGGCGAACGACGCGAACGGAGACCGCTACGTCATCGGCAGCGCGCTCGCCTTCACCAACGATCTGGTGAACGGCGGCCTGTCGAAGTCCTCCACGACCACGCTTGACGCCTTCATCGGCGTGGCCGCCGGCGGGAGCGGCGCGGTGACCGGTGACCAGCCGGACAACCTGATGACCCAGTACCTCGGGTCCCCCAACGAGCTCGTCGTGCCGGTCAGGAGGTGACCCGTGCCTGTCACTGAAACCCACCGGGCCCTGGGGGGCTGGTCCCTCCAGCTCAGCCTGGACACCCCTCGCTCGATCCTGGACGCGCTGGTCTACCTGGGCCACGTCACCGTGCATACCGGCCGCGTGGATCCGGTGCTCGCCGGCGACGGGCTCCTCGCGTCCAGCGAGTTCACCGGGGTCATGCGCTCGCTGACCCTGGGCGACGACCACCACGAGATCCACGGCCCCGGCATGGCGTTCTGGTTGGGCGACGAGGACGGCAAGGGCAGCGTCTACGAGACCCCCGTGACCTTCACCGGGGAGGTCCCGGCCAACGTCATTCGCGGCCTGCTCCCCGCCTCCGGCGCGGTGGTGGAGGGCACCTTCCACGCCGTGGCCGGGCTCTACACCGGCACCCACCAGTGGCAGAGCCCGCGGGCCGCGATCGACTACGTGTCCACCACGGTAGATGCGGAGTGGCGCGTCAACGGCGACGGCACCCTGGACTTCGGCACCACCGAGGACCTGTTCGTCACCGACCCGAAGTGCCTCGTGCTCCGCCGCGGCGCCGGCGTCGACTTCGACCTCCGCGCCCTCCAGGGCAAGCTGTCCACCTCCAGCGACGTGGAGGACTTCACAACCCGCGTGGTGCTGCTCGCCCAGGGCACGGAAGCGTCGACCCTCACCGCGACGGCCGACCTGAACCCGGGCCTGAACCCGTACAAGGACGTGCACGGCAACCCGGTCGTGCTGACCCGCATGGTGAGCGAATCGACCACCGACGCCACCAACGCGGACGCACGCGCTCAGCTGCAGCTCAACCGGTTCTCCGGCACCCGCGACGCCATGACCCTGTCCGCCAGCGACTACGACGTGTTCGGCGCGGCGCGCGCCGGGGACTTCGTGTACGTGTTCGACCCTGACATCGGGATGTACGACCTGGACAACGAGGTCCTGTTCCGTGGCGAGCGCATCTACCCGGCCAAGCTCCGGCTCACCGAGGTCACCTGGCCGGTCCGCCCGGGCCGGATGGTGGCCTACCGCGGGCCGGACGGCACGTGGTTGGACCTGACCGACTACGTCATGTGGGAGACCGGCGACGCCCAGCTCAAGGTGGGGGATTATTCCCGCTCGCTGATCGCGAGCGGGGAGTCGGTCGGCACCCGGCCCGTCGCCGACACGTCCGTGCCGGCGGCGCCCACCTGGGTAACCCCGTTCCTCCAGGGCGTCTACCAGTCGCCGACCACCGGATCGGCGCGGGGCGCCGCCGTGCTGACCTGGTTGCGACCGCTGAACACTGACGGCTCCACCATCCTGGACGGCTCGCACTACGAGATCCGGTACCGCTCCAGCTCGCAACCGGTGTTCCCCGTGACCTGGGATCAGTTCGAGTCGACGTACAGCGACTGGGACGATGCGGAGGCGAGCGGCGCGACGTGGGACTCGCCCATCCTGTTCGAGGAAGGCGAGTGGCAATTCGCCACGGCCGGGTTCGACCAGCTCCAGTTCCGGCTACAGGAACTCCTCCCCGCTCACCCGTACGAGGTCCAGATCCGGGCCGTGGACATGGCGTCCCCACCGAACGTCAGCGCGTGGTCGGCGAGCTCGTTCTTCCAGACCGTGAACGACAACCAGCCGCCGGTCACTCCGGCGGCGCCCACGATCGCGGCATCCACGCTCGCCGTCCAGATGACGCACGAGCTGGGAGTCGCGAGCGGCGGCACGTTCAACCTGGACCGGGACCTCCACCACCTGGAGCTGCACGGCGGGTCCGGCCCGGTCTTCACCCCCACCGACGCGACGTTGCTGGGCAAGGTGCTCGCGAACTACGGCATGATGGCGGCCGAAGTCCCGGTCGTTGCCACGATCGCGCTGGACAATCTGAACCCGGTCTACTTCAAGGTGATCGCCGTCGACGACGCGGGCAACAAGAGCCTGCCGTCCACCGCTGTCAACGCCACGGCGGAGCTGGTCGACGACGCACACATCAGCTCGCTGACCGTGTCCAAGGTGACGGCCGGCACCATTCTGGCAGACTGGCTCATGGCCGGCTCGATCAAGACCGCGGTGTCCGGGTCGCGTGCGGAGATGGACTTCGCCGGGCTCCGGCTGTACGACCAGGATGCGAACAACACGGTGAACCTGGACGCGGCAACGGGCAACGCGACCTTGATCGGACGATTCCAAAGTGGACTAGACACCGACGTGCAGCGCATCGTGATTGACGCTGACACCGGTGGGGTCAACCGAATCGACATGTACGACGACGGATCGTCTGACCACCTCACCATGGTGAACTTTGGGTCCGCGTTCTACGCGGGTCGGGTCAATTCGTCCGGGGCGGCCAATGGCGGGTTCTCCCAATACCAAACCAATACATCGTTCTTCGGATGGCAGAATGGGAGTTCCCAGGCGTACATAGCCCTGGACAATACGGAAGGGATCTACTTCAAAGGTCACTTCCGGAAGACCATTACCCTGAGCGGGACCACCGGTCTGTACGCGGACCACGTATCCGGTAGCGGGACGAGTGCGTCATTCACTTACGGGGCAACCATTACCAGTCAGATCCTCCCGTTCGTGGAAATCCTTCCGACCTCCGGTGGGTTCGCTGGTAAGTATCATTGTCTGAATGCGTCGACGGCCACGGGGTTCGGCGTGGAATACCCCGCGGGCAACTGTGAAATATTCGTATGGGCGCCAAAGGTATCGTGATGATAAAGATTGAATTCACCGACGCAATCGACGACGGGCAGGGTCATTGGATCGTGCACCGGCGAATCACCCGCACCGCGGACGGAGTTGACCCCGTTGTGGAGGAAGGGATCCACGCCTTCCCCTACGACACCCTGGAGTGGCGAGCTGCTGAGTACGGCATTGACCCCTCCGACGTGGACACCCTGATGGACATCGTCCTGGCAGAGCCGTACCTGACGAACGAGGACTACGAGCCCGGCACCACTCTTTACGACGCAGCGTCCATTCAGGACGCACGGGAGGCGCACATCGCCAGGTGCGTCAAGGTGAAGCTCGCCCACCGGATGTCCACCCGAGGAAAGAACCAGCCCCACGTCCAGCGGGTGAAGGACAACGCCTTCATGCATCCGGAGGCGGTGATCCTCAAGCGCGAGCTGGTCAAGCGGAGCCGGGAGGAACTCCAGCGCAAGGCCGCGCGCCGCGCCGCTGACCCGCATGCCGAGCGGCTCGCCGCCCTCCGGCAAGAGCACGCTCACCGAAGGGACTCACGATGAGCACCACGACCCCCAACATGAGCTTGGTCCTGCCGGACGGGGTCGACCCGATCAGCCGGACCGCGCACCTGAACGGGAATTTCACGATCCTGGACACTCTGGCCCGTGCGATCATCTGCACGTCCAGCACCAGGCCCACCCCGCCCTTCGCCGGGCAGACCATCTTCGAGACGGACACGGGTCTGCTCCGCATCCGCAACACGGCGAACAGTGCGTGGACCACGGTCGCGGGGCTGGTCAAGACCTATACCTCCACCACCCGGCCCAGCTCGCCCGACCCCGGTCAGCTCCACTGGGAGAGCGACACCAACGCGCTCGTGGTCCGCTCTGCCACCGGGTCCTGGCAGTACCCCAGTGTCCCGATCGTGAGCAGCACGGCGACGTTCGTCACCCCGCTCGCCAACCAGATCGCGTTCGTGACCGACACGGCCGGTGGGGTGCTCCGCAAGTACTCAGGCAGCACGTGGGACCTGTTCGACTCGAATACCCTCCACAAGTACAAGCCCAGCACCGAGAGTGTGACCAGCTCGACCACGCTCCAGAACGACGACGTGTTCTTCTGGAACAACATGCCCACCTCCAGCGCGTGGGAGCTGGAGGGCTTCATCCCGTTCGACGGCGCGGCGGACCCTGCCGGCGGGCTCAAGATGTCGTTCACCGCACCCGCTGGCGCGAGCATGTACTTCGCCACCTACGGCGCGAACACCGGCGCGCTCACGTCCTATGACGTCGTGGCCCAGGGTGTCGGCGCCGCGGGCAGGGTGATCGGCACCAACCTGACCACGGTCATGACCTGTCGATTGTCCGGCGTGCTCGTCATGGGCGGCACGTCCGGCACGCTCCAGTTCCAGTGGGCCCAGGGCGCGAGCAGCGCGACGGCCACCCGGATCCTGGGCGCCGCCTGGATGAAGCTCACACGGATCGCCTGATGGGGGAAGGCCTACTGTGAATGCTGCGTGGGTAATCGGCCTGGTGGTCACGGTGGCTATCGCCGTGATCGGGTGGCTGATCACGCGCAACCACACGTTGAACCAGGTAATTCTTACTCAGCGTGAGACTATCGACACGCTCAAGCGACAGGTGGACCGGCTGGAGATCACGGCGGAGTTGACCGACCGGATCATGAGTCAGTTGCCGAAACCGAGGACCCCGGGTGGTGGGCGATGAGGTGGCCATGGAACCGAGACAAGAGGTTGGCGCAAGTACGGCAGGAGCAAAGAGAGATCAAGAGCAAGGGTAAGCGGCAGGAAGAATTGGCCCGCAAGGCAGAGCAGCACCTGTCGGCCGACCCTTTTGGCGAGAGATTTCGGACCGCCTTGGGAGGCAGGTAAATGATCAAGGCCATTAACTCCATGCCCACCGGCTGGTCGATCTTCGCCTACATCGTGCTGGGGATCGGGGCCGTGTCGGTGGCCGGGTTCCTGGTCCGGTACGTGGCCAACCTGCCGTGGCGGAGCACCGAGGAGGGCCGCCACCTCGTGGCCATGAGCGCCAGCGTCGGCGCGTTCTTCGCGGTCTACCTCGTGCAGGCGTTCATCCCCGACTGGCCAGGGCGGGCGTATGTGATGGTGGCCCTGCTCGTCGCGCTGGTGGCCAACTGTGTCTGGCGCTGGGTCATGCTCGAACGGCACCTCGCGCGCCGGCGCCGGGCCACCCGGGAAGGGACAAAACCATGACACTCGGTGTCGATCTCTACCGCTACCAGACCGTCACCGACTTCGCGGCCATGGCCGGCGCCGCGCACTTCGCCTGGGTCAAGCTGACCGACGGCACCGGCCCGGCACAGGTCCGCGGTGACCGTCAGGTGAACGGGTGCAAGGCCGCACGCATCCCGGTCGGGGGCTACCACTACGCCCAGCCCGGCAACCCGGAGCAGCAGGCGACGGTCCTGCTCCGCGAGTGCTCGCGGCTTGGAGCGTTCGATCTGGCGCCGGCACTGGACCTGGAGGCGCCCTTCACTCCCGGCCCCAGCACGCGGGACTTCGGCGAGCGGTTCTGCCAGGCCGTGGCCGCGGCCGGGTACCGGCCCGCGGTGTACATGTCGGCGAGCTGGGCCGGCGCCATGCGGCCGGACCAGTGGGACGTGCCGGGCCTGGTGATCTGGTTGGCCGCGTACGGCACCAACGACGGCCGGCGCCGGCCCACCGACGTCACCCGCCACTACGGCGGCCGGTGCGACGTCCACCAGTTCACCAGCAACGGTGTCCTGCCCGGGGTGTCCGGGCGGGTGGACCTGAACGAGGCGACGGCGGACATCCGCAACAGCCCTCAGCGGAAGGACGAGAACGTGAAGAACCTGATCCTGGCGGAAGCGGCCAAGCCCCTGCCCGGCGAGACGGCCCTCCGGACGTACGTCGGCGACGGCCTCACACGGAGGCACGTCGCCGACGAACGCGAGCTGGAGGGGCTCCAGTACTGGATCGAGCAGAAGGGTGGGAACCCAGCGGTTCAGCGTGGCTGGGAGGACCTGAGGGTCCTGGGCGAGGAAGTCAGCGAGGCGGCTCCCGTGGAGCTGGGAGCCGCCCAACTGGACGCCCTGGCCGACAAGGTGGCCGCTCGCCTGCGCACCCTGGAGTTCAAGGCTCAGGCCTAGCCGTCGCCTTGCTTCTGCTCGTTCTTCAAGCGCAATTCCTCTTCGCGCCGACGCTCTGCCTCGTCGTTCGCTTCCGCTTCCGAGCGGGCGTTGTACTCGTCGGGCGTCTCGTCACCTTGCGGTCCGGACATAGATCACTCCTCATCTTGTGTGCGTCGGTGTTCAGCCCCTGAGCTGGACACCGCTGGTGATGTCGCGGGACTCGCCGAAGAACACACGGAGGTCCGGCGTCACCCACGCGTCGAACGTGGCGGCCCCTGGCACGAGTGTTCGTGCCAGGGGCGTCGCCGTCTCCGGCTGGACGATGCGGCGGCCGCGGAGCTGGACCTCGCGAACGGCCGTCGCCACGGCGACCCAGCTACCGCCGGCCGCGAAGTACGCGATCGACGGGGCGTCGGAGACGAGGACCATGGCAGTACTGAGCATGCTCATCAGCGCGACGAGCGCGGTCTGGAACGCGTAGGTCACGGTGTCGGCCGTGGGCAGTGAGGTTCTGGTCATGATCAAAATTTCCTAGGTCAGGTTGCACGGGGCGGAGGTGAACTTGCACATGGCGGAGTGGAATTCCTTACCATCGAAAGCCGCGCGCCGGCACTGAGCCGGCATCATGCTCGCGCACGACCCGCAGACCTGATAGCCGTACTTGGCGGCCGCATTGCGGGTGCAGCGCCAGTGGCGTCCGTGGGCGTTGCGGGTGGCGGAGCACTGCGTGGTCATGCCACGAGTATGACACACATGGACATAGCTGGACAAGTCCCTACCACCTGACCGGGTCACCGGACGTGTTGCCCGGGTGGCCCGGCATGCCGAACCCCCAGTGGTTCCAGATGAACGTCACCTCCGGCACGTGCAGGAACCGAGCTCCCCGCTCCAGCAGCGCGAGCCATGCGCCCCAGTCGTCGTACGGGCAGGGCGAGCCGTCCGGCATCGTCCGGTCGGGGAGCTGGAAACCCCCCGCCTCCTTGAGCAGATCGGTCCGGATCAGGCTCGTGGTCTGGATGTAGGACCGGCGCCGGAGCTCGTCGGCATCGAACGGCACCCCGTACCGGCCGTTCGGGTCGCGCCGGCCCGGGAGCTGGGGTACGTCGGGAATCGAGTACACGACGTCGGGCAAAACATCGCGCCCCACCACAAACGCGGGATGCAGGTCCGCAGGATGCGCTGCGTGATACCTGAGCGTCTCCAGGTGGTGGGGGAGGAACTGGTCGTCGTCGTCCAGGAACGCCACCCACGGCGTCCGCACGGCAGCCAGGGCGCGGTTCTTGGTGGCCGCCGCGCCGGTGTGCTCGTGGTCGTACTCGACCACGATGGCGGCCGGATGGAGGGTCTGCTCCGCGACGCTCGCGAGCGCGCGCCGGAGGAGCTTGGCCCGTGGCGGGATGGTCGCGATGCACACCGTGATGTCGTTGATCATGGCCGCCTCGCTGCCTCGTAGCGTCCGACGATGGTGCCCTGCCAGTGCCAGGTGATCCCGTGGAAGGTGTCCATCACGCGCTCGTGTGTCCAGTCCGGGACGACGTGCTCCTCGTACGGGTTGCCGTGGACCTCGCCCTGCGGGCACGGCACGACGGGCAGGGAGAGGTAGATCGCTTTGCGTGCCAGACCGCGCGCCATGTCCCACAGGGACACGGCGTCCTTCTCCGGCATGTGCTCCAGCACGTCGCCGAAGATCACCACGTCGGTGCAAATCCCGGTCTCAGGCAGAAACGTCCGGACGTCCTCGACGACGACCAGGTCATAGATGTCCCGGAGCGTGTACTTCCCAACGTAGGGCGCCCAGATCTCCACCCCGATCAGGTAGGGCGGGTTGTGCTGCTGGCGGAGCAGCTTGCCATACGTTCCGCACCCCGCCCCCACGTCCAGCACGGAGCGGGGGCGGCGGGACGTGATCCAGTTCAACATGATGGTGCGGCCCTCTTCGGCGCTAGCGGGCATCGGTGACTCCTATCAGTAGCGTGGCGAGCCAGAACGAAAAGACCACAATGGACAGCCAGACCAGCACCCACATGACCGCGTAGAGCACGTCGTCTGGCCGGCGCCTCACAGCGCCGGCCAGACGACGAACGTGGTGCCCTCCAGGGTGGGCACGCACCAGTGCGAATCCAGGGTGACCCGCGTCCCGAGGGGCTCGCGCTGGACGTGCGGGCACCGCGGGCAACGGCGCTTCCAGTGGAGATCCACGGCCTCCACACGCACCGACTCCCCGACGAGCACGAACGCGTCGGGGAGCGGCACGGCGGGACGGATGGCGGTCACAGGTCCCTGTCGTCCTCGTGCGCGCCGGGGATCAGCGCGAACGGGTCGGAGGGCACTGCCGGCACGGCGGTCGTGTGGCGGCCGGGGCACTCCCCGATCGGCACGTTCCGGACCCCTAAGCGAGTGGCCCAGGTCGTGTACACGGTGTGCGCCGCGTGGTCCCGACCGATGTACAGGCCGGTGATCTGGTCGCACTGGTCAGCGGTCATGGTGGGCAAGGTGCGTGTGGTCATGCGGCTATGATAGACATAGGTGGACATACCATGTCAAGGTCCTGGTCAGTAGTCACCCGAGTACACCGCGACCCACTCGTGCACGTGCTCCAAAATGTGGCGTGTCTCCGCGTAGCATCGGGCCAGTGCTCCCAGCTCGTGCCGGCCCGCCTCGTTCGTGGCCATGTCCCGAAGCGCGCTCGTCCACTCGTGTTGCTGGGTGACCAGCACGGCGCCGCGCTCCGGTCGGCACTCGCGCTCGTACGGCCCGACGCGGGACGCGATCGTGGGGACACCGGCGGCCGCGTACTCCAGGAACTTGATCTCGCTCTTGGACCGGTTGAACACCGACGCGCGCAACGGGGCCAACCCGATGTCCAGATCGGCCACCCGCCGGTAGTGTCGGCTCAGGTCCGTCGTCCAGTCGAGCCGTTCCAGGCTCTGCCCTACGACGTGTGCCACGTCCTCGAACAGCGTGCCCATGTTCACGAACCGGTCGTCCGGCCGCCGGCGGAAGTGCTGCCGGAGCGCGCCGGTCATCTCCTGCACGTCCAGGAGGTGCGAGAGCCCCCCGCCCCACCCGATCCGCACGTGCTCCTCCGCGGTGCGGAGCCGCTGGCCCGCGTACGCGGAGGCGGGGAGCTGGTTGGGCAGCACCACGACGTTGGGGTTGATCTTGCGGACGACGTCTGCGAGCGGCTCCGTGCTGACCGTGCACACGTCGGCGAGCCGTGCGCACCGGGTGAGGTTGTCCAGCAGGGCCGGGTTGCGGCGGTAGAAGTTCCAGGCCGGCAGATTGGTCGGATCGATGTCCCACAGGTCGTCGTCGATCTCGAACACGAGGAGCGGCCGCCGGCCGTAGACCCCATCGGCGAGCCGGCGCCACCGGACCGCGGCGCCGGGTTGGCACACCCGCTGCCCCACGACGACGTCTGCTTCCTCCAGCACCCAGTCCGGCATCTCGGTGCTGACCGTGGTGTCGTGCTCCGGCATCGCGTCGAACGGGACACGGAGCCGGTACCAGCCCGGCCCCGCGTCGTCCGCCCCCCACCCGAAGATCCTCACTCCCCGTTCTCCTCCGGTGCGTCTTCCCAGCGGTGGGCGGAGCCGTCCTTGGGGTCCAGGCCCTTGTGGACGTGGATCGGTCGAGCCGGCTCGACCTCCACGTCACCGACCGGGTTGCCCGCGTCGTCGTACGCGATCTCGATGACAGGCTGCGTCGTCGCGTTGGGCCCGGCGAACAGGACGCACCGGATCGCCAGGTCCTTGTCCGGGTGGTGAGCCCCGCACAGGTCCGTGCTCACCGCGGGTCCTGGTCCTGGTCGTAGATGTCGCCGACCCGCGGCATGACCTCGGTGTGCCCGTGCGTCCCGGTCTCCTGGGCGCGCTCGTCTCGCTGAGCCTTGGGTTGCGCCCAGCTCGCCGACGTGTGCGAGGTCAGGAAGTCCTGGCCGGACTGGTACCCGTTGTCGTAGGCGGACTGGAGCCGGCCGTCCAGCGCGTTGTCCAGGTGGGCGGACACCTGCCCGCGCACGAGGAAGGCGGCGCCGGCCGCGATCAGGCCCAAGATGGCGGTCTGCGTGGTCTCCGGGACGGGGGTGCCGTAGGCCAGGAAGACCGCGAACACGGCCTGCACGAGGCCTACGAGGGCGGGGAGCACCTTCTCCGACGCGACGGTCACGGCCGTGGCGAGCCCGGCCGCGGCGAGCACGGCGCCGTTCAGCGCGCCGACGGCCGCCTCCGGGACGGACAGGAACCGGATGAGCGCGAGGAGCAGGGAGGCGACCAGCGCGAAGAACACGGCCGGCTCACGCCCCAGGATTTGCTTGTGCATGATGTGCCTTTCGATGTGGAAGGGCCGGGCCTCTCGCTGGGGAAAGAGGCCCGGCCCGGGTCTACTACTTGTCGGTGTTGATCTGGGTCTCGTCCCAGTCCCTGTCTGCGTCTCCCGCCTCGAACGACTTCTTGACCAAGTCGTCGGTGTCGGTGTCGCCCTCGACCCAGTCCTTCGCGGCCTTGTCCTTGTCGCCCATCAGTTGGCCGCCGCGAACGGGTCGGTCGGCTCCGCCTTCGCGCGCCGCTCCTGCTCCTCCGCGAGGTACTTGCGGGCGACGGCCTTGTCCGAGTCGGTGGGCTCCTGCAAGATCCAGGTCTTGGTCTTGAACTGGTTGGGCTTGGTGCCCAGCCTGCCCAGGACCAGGCCCGTACCGGTGCCCGCGTTCTTCTTCTTGAGCTGGGGCACGAGCTGACCGGTCACGGCCTGGCCGGAGAACTGGAAGCCCTCCAGCACCATCGGGACCTCGTCGATCATTTCGGTCACGTCGCCGTCCAGCACGACGGTGTCCGTCTCCACGAACGTGTAGGTCTCGCCCTCCTTGGCCCCGCGAAGGGTGCTCTCGCGCTCGCCGGAGTCCAGCACGGTGATCAGCAGGAGCCGCCCTTCGACGTCGTCCATCTTGACGAACGCCTCCCGGGCGGAACTGAACGGATCGGTCATGGTCATCTCATTTCTGTTCGGTTCAGTCCTGTGTGGACCGTGGATGCACCGGATGCTCCGGGGGATTTACAAACGCGAGAGAGCGACACCCCCGGAGCATCCGGATCAACTTTCCAAAGATAGAGCAGGCGGGGTGAGTCGTCCGTTGATTGTCCCGGGATTCTCGGGTACCACCGGGTCGATTCTGGGGCGGTAACTGACTCCGAGTCCATTGAGCGCACTGTCGACGCGATCCCCTTCGGGTGAACCCCTAGCTAGGCGGGCATCTCTGCCATCTCACGCGTCCTGCTCTATCTCTCTATGAAGTTGTGAGGCTAGTCTAGCAAACACGTCCAACTTTATCCAGCTTTTTCCTCCAGGATCTTGAGCCGGTCCACGCCCGCTTGCTTGAGCGTGTCCGACCAGACCCCGGCCGCCACGGCGGCCTTGAACAGCGCGCTCAGCTCGCCCCGGCTACCGGCTACCTGGAAGCGCTGGAGCCACGACAGACCCGCGTGGACCTCCACGACTGGCGTGTCCAGCCCGATGGGCTTGGCCGGTGCCACCGTCGGCGCCGTGCTGTTGATCTGGATCTCGCGAGTGCTCCCCGCCTCGTCGGCCACCGTGCGCTCCAGCGGCGTCGCGAGGTTGCGCATCTTGCGCCACCGGCGCACCCGCTGGCACAGCTCCAGCGCCTCCATGGCCTCCGCCAGGTCGACGGCCCACAGCGTGCAGGTCTTCTGTTCGACCGGCAGGTGCATGACGAGCGCGAAGTCCAGGCGGACCGGGCGGGGAGGCAACCAGGTCTTGGTCTTCCGGTCCCAGACCCCCGCGGTGCGCGCCGCGCGCGCGTAGGTCGCGAGCTGGATCGCGATCTCGTTCCACCCGTACTGGAGGTCCTGCCCGGTCTTGACGTCGCCGATGACCTCCATTTCGTCGTTCAGGAAGGCCGTGCCGTTGTCGTAGGTGCCGCCGTAGCCCGCGTTCAACAAGGCAGTCCGGAACCAGGGCTTGATGGAGTCGAGCGAGAGGATGCGGTCGAACGTCCCACCGACCTCGAACGTGGGCAGCACCACCTGTCGCTCGATCATGCCGTCGACGACGCGCACCCCGGCCGTGCGCATCGCTGCCTCGTAGGCCGCGATGTCTCCACGCACCTCTTCTGGCATGTCGGCCACGGTCATCGCGCCACGGTCCAGCTCCTCGGTGAACGAGTGCCGGGCCGTGCCCAGGTTCGCGGCCACCTTGTTGCCGGCCGCGGACTTCGCGTCCTCGCAGACCTGGTTGAGCTTGTCCTTGTCCTTCTTGACGTCCAGCGTGTGGGTCAGGGACAGGAGGTCCGGTCGGAGCGTGAGGCCCTTGGCCACCATCCGTTGCGACCACTGGGACAACGCGAACGTGTCCGAAATGGACTTGGCGAACGTGGTCGCCCGGGTCCAGGCGGTCTTCTTACCGGTCTCCGGATGAGGCAGGAGGTACCGCCCCCACCGGTCCCGGGGGACGTCGTCGTCTCCCCGCTCGTGCGCGCTCTCGAACTGATCAGCCACAGCACTTTCCTTCCCAGCCACCGAACCCGTCGGCCCGGATCTCTTCCCCGACCCAGATCGCACCATCGCACGACGAGCACTCGCCGTCGAACGATGCTGGCACCCAGGGCGCGGTGTCTGTCACGGACTCGAAGGGGTCGGGTGGCTTCGCGCCAAACTCGCGACTCTCGTCGCCGGCGAGAATGTCCTCCGTCTGTTCACCCATCAGTCCTCCGTCCACTCGGGTGCCTCGTACAGCGCGTGCACGGAGTACCCGCCTTGCGCGACGCCGATCGGCACCTCCCAGTTCTCTGCCTCCGTCTCCGTCGCGAAGGGACCGTAGATCGCGATGATCCCCTCCGAGTACTCGGACTCCTGGACCACCACCCAACGCTTGCTACCCATCATCACCCGTTCACCTTCCGGTAGTGCCTGTCAAACTTCCGGGACGCCAGGCCCACCGAGATGATGTCCGACGCCTCCGCCTTTCTCAGTTCCTCCGGCTCGCGTCCACCGAGCAGGTGCTTGAACGAGCGCAGGAACTTGATCTGGCCCTCGCTCGCCTTGCCGCCCCGCGTGCGCCACGAGGCGTCTTTGGTCGCGACCGACGGGTCACGCTCCTCCGCCTCCGCCTGTGCCCAGGACATGGCCAGGTCGATCCCCAGGCCCTCGTGGAGTCGCTGCCACGGCAGGGCCTTGTGCCCGTCCGTCGGCGCGTGCGCGACGTCCCACGTGCCCGGCTCCCCGCCCCTGGCGTCCGCCGGCCAGAGGAACACTTCGCCGTCGCGCGTCGGGATGAACCAGACCCCCGCCTCCGTGCGCAGCCACACGGAGCGCGACTGGGCGAACAGGTCGACCAGCTTCGCGGTGAGCCGGGACTGCCGGGCGTAGGCCTCGCGCTCCTGCTCGTCCCGGAGCGCGTCCAGCTCCGCCTCTTCGATCGCCTCCGTGAGGGTCTGGTCCTCGCGTATCGTGCTGACCGCGCCGGGCTGGAGGTCGATCAGCGTGGCGAGCTTGTGGTTGCTGCTCGCCCCGACGACGTCCAGCACGAGCGCGTCCACCTTGCCCGGCCACGGCCGGAGCACGCGCCCCACCATCTGGGTGTAGAGCGGGGCGGACTGGGTCGGCCGGGCGATGACCGCGCACGAGATCCATGGGGCGTCGAACCCCTCGGTGAGGACCATGCAGTTCGCGAGCACCTGGACGTCGCCCTCGCGGGACCGCTTGTAGATCAGTTGGCGTTCCTCGCGGGGCGTCTCGCCGGTCACGGTGGCCGTGACGATGCCGGCGCCGTTGAGCGCGTTGTCTATCGCGACCGCGGTGTCGACCGTCGGCGCGAACACCATCCCGGGCCGGTCGGCCGCGTGCTCCAGGTAGGCCTTGGCGATGGTCTCCGGCGCCGCGGACTCGTCGATCGCGGCGCCCAGTGCGCCGGCCTGATAGTCCCCGCCGGACCGGCGGACGCCGGACAGGTCCAGGTCCTCCACCTTGACCTGGATGCCACGCACGTCCGCGAGGTGGCCGCGGCGGATGAGCCGGGTCAGGCTGATCGCGTAGGCGACTTCCTGCCACACCGACCCGAGACCGATGCCGTCGCCACGGGCCAGCGTGGCACTGAACCCCACGACGTGTGCGCCGGACTCAGGATTGAAGCAACCCAACGCATCCAACACACGACGCCATGACGGAGCCACAGCGTGGTGGCACTCGTCCACCACGACCAGGGCTAGAGGACCGTGCTCCTGCTCGGTGGCCTTGAGCTGGTCCAGACGCGAACCGACCGCCAGTGTCTGCACAGACGCGACCACCACGTCCGCGGTGACATCGTTCGAGTCGGCCTTGACCTTGCCGGCCCGAAGACCCGGCGCAACTTGGTGGATCTTGTCAAGGGCCTGGTCGGCCAACTCGTCTCGATGCACGAGCACCACGGCCCGGGTGTCCGGGAACTCGATGAACTCATCCCGGATCAGGTGGGAGAACATCACTGTCTTGCCGGCGCCGGTCGGCGCCACGACCGCGGGGCGCTGGACGCCGCGCTGCCAGGCGGCAATCACGGCGTCCAGCGCGTCCCTCTGGTAGTCCCGCAGGGGGAGCTGCTGGCTCATCGGTCAGCGGGGCCCGGTCAGCGGGGCCCAGGTGACGACGATGCCGACCTGGGACCACTCGGTGGGGCCGCCGATGAAGTCGAGCAGCTCGTCCCAGGTGAGGGGGTTGCCGTTGTACTTCGGTCCGGTCAGGTACCAGCCGCGACGGGCGACGCTCAGGGCGGCGAACGAGTAGCCGGGGCCGTCCTCGGTGTACCGCTTGGTGAACCCGAGGACCGTGCCCGGCTCCAGCTCGACCGGACGGGCCGGCGTCTGCTCGAACGGCGTCCAGTCGTTGCCGTAGTTGGTTGCCAGGCCGGAGGCGGGGACGGGGTACTCCCCGAACCGCTCCTCATCGGGCATACCCCGTCCCAGCCGCGGGGGGACCGGGACGAAGGTCTCCGGCACGTGCGGGTTGTCGTACGGCTCGTCGGCCGACTGGGCGAAGTAGTCACTCATGATCGATCTCTCCAGTTGTTCGCGTGGTTGGTAAGTGCGCGCCGCCAGTCTAGGCACAGATGACAAAGCATGTCAATGCTGGACATAGTGCTGGTGATCGCGTACCGTCGTCCACATCCCGACCACCCCCGAGGGGAGGTGAACCGATGTCGCCACTCAAGCGACTCACGCCCGAAGACACCCTGACCAAGCAGGAGGCGGCTCGACTCGCCGGGGTCACGCCGCGCACGATCGCACGCTGGTTGGCCGACGACGAGGTGCCCCTGACCAAGTACTGGATCCAGATCAACCGCGTCGCCGTGTCCAAGAGCGAGCTCAAGGACCTGATCTCTGGACGCGCCCTGGACGCCCAGGCATAGAGAAGGACCCCGGTCCGCGGGGAACCAGGGTCCTTCTTTGCGCACGCCTTACGTCACATCACCACGCTATGTGAAGGGTAACACACGCCATGCTTTGGGGTGATCCACCCGTCCGCCCGGCCACCGAGGAGTTCGTCAGCTCCGCCGACGGCCGGCAGGGCTGGGAGAACGTCCCGTGTTACGCCGGCGAGCGGGCTGTCCGGCTCGTCGCGTCCGGGTGGTGGCCGGCCGTCTCGGTGGACATCGAGTCCTTCGGGCTGGGCCGGTACTCGGCACGGCTCAAGTGCGTGTCGTTCTCCGACGGCGAACAGGCCCTCGTGCTGGACCCCCGCGAGGACAACCAGCGCACCGCGGCGCGCGAGCTGATCGAACGCTCGCCGGAGCTGACCTTCCACAACTCGCCGTTCGACGTGCCGAACCTGTCGCGCAACGGCCTGATCAACTTGTCCCATGTGGACAAGATCAACGACACGCTGATTCACTCCCGGCTCGCCGAACCCGACGGCACGGTACGCAAGAGTCTGGAGCACGTCGGCCACCGCTACCTGGGCACGCCCACCGATGACCATCTCCTCCGCGCGTTCAAGGTGGCCGGGCTCACCAAGGAGCAGGGGTACTACCAGTTCGACATCGATCGCATGGTGTACCTGGTGGGCAGCGCATCCGATGCGATCATGACCGCACGCCTACGCGAGGCCACTCGGCAGGCCGCGTACGCCCGGCTCACCACCGGACACCCCTTCACCGAGAACGGGGTTACCGGGTCGGAGGCGTGGGCGCTGGTCGAGAAGATGCAGCTGTTCAACCGGATCATGCTCCGCCGTGCCATCCGCGGCCTGCGAGTGGACCTGGAGTTCCTGGACGCCTACCGCGAGTCCAACGCCCAGCGCCTGCACGAGGCGGAGAAGGCGTTGGCGGAGAACAACATCAGGCCGGGCAACGCGAACGACCTGATCGGGTTCATGACCGACCACAACCTCCTGCCGGAGGACTACCCCCGCACGGCCAAGACCAAGAAACCGTCCACAGTGGCTGATCACCTGGAGGCCCTGAACCACCCCGTGGCCCAGGTCTTCGTGCAGCACAAGCAAATCACCAAGGTGGGCGAGGACTACCTCCAGAAGGTGGTTGATCAGTCCGGAGAGGACGGTCGGGTGTACCCATCCACCAACCCGCTCGCCGCGGTGACCGGTCGTGCGTCCATGGACAACCCGCCCCTGCACCAGTTCCCCGATGGCGCACGCGGGATCATCCTGGCCGACGAGGGCGACGCGCTCACGTCGACGGACTGGGCGCAGATCGAGCCCGTGGTCATCGCCAACATCGCCGGGGATCATGACATCGTGGCGGCCTACGAGTCCGGGGAGGTCGACTTCTACCAAGGGGTCGCGCTCGCCGCGGCCCTGGCGCGACCGACGGCCAAGGTGGTGCTGCTCGCCCAGCTGTACGGGGAGGGCCTGCGCAAGCTCGCCGCGGACCTGGGCCTGCCGGAGACCGAAGAGGACCTCCACAACCTGATGCTGGACGGGCCGTCCGCGGAGAGCCTGCGCGCCACCGTCTTCGAGACCCTGCCCCGGACCGCGGACCTCGTCCGGGCGAAGTCCGCCGCGGGGCCCGGGCAGCGGGAAGGCCTGCTCCGGCGGATCGGTCGGGACTACGGGGTGGTGTTCACCATCTCCGGCCGCATCCTGCCCGTGCCGATGGGGCGGGGCTGGGTGGACGAGGAGACCGGAGAGGTCGGCCCGCCGTCACGAGCGGTGCACAAGGCCGTCAACTTCTACGTGCAGGGCTCCGCGGCGGACGTCCTCATGGAGACCGTGATCGCCGGGGACGAGGCGGGCCTGTCGGACACGCTGTACCTCACGATGCACGACGAGCTGATCACTTCGACCGACGCGGCGGAGGAGTGGGGAAGGATCATGAGGAAACCCCCGGAGCGCTTGTGCCACTTGGCAAAACGTGTCCCTCTACTGAGGACAGACCGGGCAGACGTGGGTGAGAGGTGGAAAAAGGTATGAGGTTAAAGTCCAACGTATCGCAGTCCGTCCGAGACCGCGTCCTTAGTGCACAATGCTGCACCTATTGTGGTGATCGGGTTGGTCCTTGGGAAGTGGACCACACAGTGCCTTTAAGCCGGGGGGGCACAAACTCAGAGGATAACTTGGCTTGCTGCTGCGTGGCGTGTAATAGCCAAAAGAGGGCTTTTCTATTGCATGAATGGATATTGTTCCGCACTACCAACGGGATGCCATGGCCCCCTATCGCCTCACATCCCACTGAGCTTGTGCACTTCCCTGACATGTGCTCCGGTAATCCTCGTAAGCACCCAAGCTATGATGATCACCCCAATGAGTGTGAAAAAATTAACGTGCCCTATACCATGGAATGGGACGGTGCGGGGTACCTGTGCTATTACCGTTGTGAGGCCTGTCGATCAAAGTGGACCTGTTGGAATGGGTTTATTCACGGATATTTCAATGACTGCCTTTGCACGTATTGCCGCATGGCGCGATTGGAGGTCCAGTCATGACCACGCTATGGATCATCATCGCGGCCACGCTGACCTGGTTGGTGATGTTCGTTCTGGGGTCGTGGATCGGGTACGCGATCGGCGAGCTGGGACGGAGACACGACCGATGACCCGCGGGGTACGCGAGCCGTGGACCGTCGACGACGCGGCACGCCTGACCGACGCGCTGGGCGAGCTGCTCGCCGCGGAAGAGGAACTCCGACGGCGCAAGCTCGTCATCGTGGAGCAGGCCCTGCGGACCACGGTCGGGTGCTGCTCGACCTGCCACCGGCCGCTGATCTCGCGCCGGCTCTGGGACCTACTTCCCAGTAGCGTCCGCGAGACGGGCACCTTGGCCCGCCGGCACAACGCCACGACGTGCTTCACCCACTACATCGACCGGTACCGGGCACGGCGCAAGCTCATGGACCCGGCCCGGCTCGCCGCCCTCCGGGCGGCCGTCGGGTTCAACCCGGCCGCCAACTACGACGAGATGGAAGAGAGCGCGTGAGCGGCCCCATGCGCTGACGTCGTGCCAAGAACAAGGAGGCCTGACCCCGTGTTTGCTCACGACACCTTTACGGCGATCTTCGGAGCCGCGCGTCCCGGCGAGCTGGAGATCCTGGCCGGGCTCGTGCGCGCCGCGCTGCGCGAGGGCTACGTCATCGTCCTGAACGAGCCCGGCACCAAGAAGCCCCTGTGCCCGCTCTCAGCGAACCAGCGCAAGGCCGCCGACCGGATGGCCCAGGACCTGGCCGCGGAGCGGGGAGAGCGCGGTGCGGCCGCCCGACGGCACGCGTGCGGCATCGCACACGCCCTCACCGAGAAGGACGCGGCCAAGATCACCGGGCTGCTCAACCGGCTCACCAAGATCTACGGCGCCCCGCCCAACATCGGGCTGGACCCCGGCCGCTCCCGGCTCGTGTGCGCCGACATGGACACCGCCGGCCAGCGGGACGCGTTCCTGGCCGCGTGGCAGCACGAGGACCCCGGCGCCGCACCGACTCCGGGCACGCTCTACACCGTGCGCTCGCCGGGGCAGCGCTCGCCGGACGGCACGTGGGCGCACAGCGACGGCGGGCACACGTGGTTCACCCTGCCCGCCGGGGTGGTCCTGCCCTCCGACGGTGGCCGCGGCGTGCTCACCGACGAGGGCGGCTGGTCGCTGATCTGGTCCGGGCTCCAGGTCCTCGTGCCGCCCTCGGTGCGCGAGGAAGGCCCCTACGCCGTGGTCGGCATGCCGCGGCCGGCGCCGGCCTGGCTGCTCCAGCGCATCGAGACGGAGGTCGTCCTGCGCACCGAGCGTGAACGGCTCCGGCTGGAGCGGCGCGCGGAGCGGGTGTCGAGCGGGGAGGTGGACCCCGTCGACGCGTGGTCGGCGGAGACCACCTGGACGGAGCTGTTGGAGGCCCGCGGGTGGTCGGCGACCGGGCGGGTGGACACGTGCTCGTGCCCGACCTGGACCGCACCCGGGCCGCACGGCTCGCCCAAGTCCGCGACGGCGCACGACGAGGGGTGTGTCAAGTTCGACTCCGACGACGGTCACGCGCCTCTGCACGTCTGGACGGACAACCCGCCGGACTATCTGGCCGGCGCCCCCCGCACGCTGACCAAGCTCACCCACGAGGCCTACGCGGATTACGAGGGCAGCGAGTCCGCCGCGGTGGTGGGGCTGGGCCTGGCCGTGCGCGAGAACGGCCCCATGGTCGTCGACAACCCCTTCGATCTGCCCAGTCCACAGCCTGTGCATGAGTTGTCCACAGGCTCGGAGACAGAGCACGGCCCCGCCGGGGACAAGCCAGCGGGGCCGGACGACTTCGCGATGCCCGGTACCAAGGACTCACCCGACGAGTCGGAGCCTGCGGGGCTCGCCGAAGTCGCTAGCGAGCCTAGCGAGGATGTCAAGCCCGCGCAACCCGACCCGGTCAAGCCCGGCTCCCTGCTCGCCTACGACTCCTCGGACCTGGACGACCTGCCCGATCCCGACCCACTGGTGTACGGCCTGCTCGATCGGGGCAGCGTCGCGATCCTGTCCGGCAAGTTCGGCACGTACAAGTCGTTCCTGGCGCTGGACTGGGCCTGTCACGTGGCCCTGGGGCGGGCCTGGCAGGACCACGACGTCGACCGGGCCGTGCCCGTGGTCTACATCGCGGCGGAGGGCCAGGTCGGGATCAAGCGGCGCGTACGGGGGTGGCGCCAGCGGCACACCGGCGGGGCGCATCTTCCCGCCGGGGCGCTGACCGTGATCCCGCAGCGCGTGGTGCTGGAGACGGACAAGGACGGCAAGGCCACCGCGCACCTGCGCGAGCTGGTTGAGCTGGTGCGCGAGCGCGGCGCCGGGCTGGTCGTGTTCGACACGCTGTCCAAGAGCCGGGGCAAGGCGGAGGAGAACAGCAACAGCGACATGGCCCAGGTCATGGCCCTGGTGATCGAGCTGTGCCGGGCGACGGCGGCCACGGTGCTGCTGGTCGCGCACACGGGCTACTCCGGCGAGCACACCCGGGGCGGATCGAGTCAGGAAGACGATGCGGACTCGGTGTTCGTGATCAAGTTCGAGGACCCGAAGAACGAGGACCGCGGCCCGGACAACCGGCGGGTGCTGCACCACCGCAAGTCCAAGGACGGCCTGCTCTCCCCGCCCCGGGTGCTCGCTCCGCGGGTGGAGGAGATCGGGCAGGACGACCACGGCAGGCCGGTGACGACGCTGACCCTGTCCGCGGACCCGTTCGAGATGGACGAGCCGCGTACGGAGGTCGTCAGCTTGGAGAGAGTGGTGGCGTGGCTGGAGCACCACGAGGCACCTAAGGGGCTGTCTCAGCGCAAGGCACTCCCGTGGATTCGAGGTCACGAGGCCTACGGAGAGATCAAGACGAGAGCCGAGATGCTGACCCTGGCCTACCGCGAATACACCACTGATTCCGGCGAGCGGGAATCAGAAGACCCCGGAATCACCCCTGACCAGGAAGAATAAGTGATTCCCACCCCGGAATCACTTCGGAATCAGGGTGACCCCAGGGGACCAGGACCCGACCCCAAGGGAGGGTCCCGGGGACCACGCGCGAGGGGGTGATTCCCGATTCCCGGCCCTTAGGGGAATCAGGAATCGGGAATCACCCTAAACGGACACCAACCAAGATCAACATATGAGGAGCGCGAGATGGCTGACATCAAGATCGACAATCCGAACCCGAACGGCCCCGCCTACGGGCTGGGAGGGGCCGTGCCGCCGGGGTGCCGGCCACCGAGCGGGGAGAGCCTGAGCGCGTTCGTGCCGGGCCGTCCGGCGCCCCAGGGGTCCAAGACCTACCTGGGCCGCCGTGGCGGCCGTGGAGTGCTCGTGGAGTCCAGCAAGGCCGTCAAGCCGTGGCGTGCCGACGTGCGCGAGGCGTTCATGTGGGAAGGACTGCCGAAAGGAGCGTTCGCTCCGGCCGTGCCCCTGGTGGTCATGATCGTGTTCGTCATGCCCCGGCCGGCCGCAACGCCGAAGACGCGAGCCACCCCACCGGCGGTCAAGCGGCCCGACCTGGACAAGCTGGGGCGTGCCGTGCTGGACGCGCTCACGAGCGCCGGGGTCTACGCCGATGACTCCCAGGTCGTCACCCTGCTCACGCACAAGCGGATCGCGGAGCCGGGAGAGGCCACGGGTGCCATGATCCACATCGAGCGTGCAGACGTGTCCACCTTTGACACACCGACCAGCAGGCACGTAGGGTGATGACCATGTCCGCGAGACGGGACGTGGCCCCCGGAGGCCACACGCACAGGCAGTCAGGGACCGACGCCGGCCGAGTGGAGGCCCGTCGCAGAGCCTACGAACTCCGCCTCGGTGGCCGCACCCACCGACAGATCTCCGAGGACCTCGGTGTGTCCACCGGCACGGTTCACAACTACCTCCGCGAGGAGATCAGTGAGCGCCTCGACCCGCTCAAGGACCACTACCTCCAGATGGAACTGGACCGGCTCGACCACCTTCAGCAGGTCGCGTTGAAGCTGATCGAGCACCCCGGCATGGTCGTCGAGGACCACGAGGGCAAGACCCACGTCATCCTGGACCAGAAGAAGATCGAGTCCGGTTTCGACCGCGCGCTGAAGGTGTCCGAGTCCCGGCGCAAGCTGCTCGGACTCGACGCCCCGGTTCGCGTGCAGGGCGACTTCTCCGTCACCGAGACCACCCAGGAGGACCTGGAGCTCCAGGAGCTGATCCGGGAGGCCAAGGCCAAGGCCGCGGCCTCCGCGGAGGCGCTCCGGGCCACCAGTCCGGAAGCGAGCTGGTGACCGCCATGACTTCGCGGTTCTGCTGTGACAACCCCGAGCCGGGCGGCGACCCTGGCGAGCCGGACGAGAACGTCGTCTGCTGCGTCAATTGCGGCGAGGACATGGACGACGACATGATCTACCGCTGGTCGACCCAGCGTGATGCCGAGCCTGCCCCGGTCCGTGTCGTTCTGGAGACGGCGCACGGCAGGATCCTCGTCGGCATGGGCTTGCTCGCCGGTGGTATCACCGGGCCGACCTGGGCCCTGAACATGCCGGGCGTGCCCCACCTCCTGCGTGCCCTGGCCAACCAGCACGAGGACGCGATCACCTCCGGACCGCCGGCGACATGGCTGGAGGACGACGAGCATGATGACGGAGAGTGAGATCCTGCGGGTCACCCTGGCCCGGCGGATCATGGCCGGCTCGCTCGTGACCAAGCTCGTCCGGCCGTGCTGGGTCTGCGCGAACGTCGGCCACGCCCACGTCGCCGGCGGATGCCATGTCGAGGGCTGCCCGTGTTGCGGCCGGTACCCCTTCGGTCAACCGGTGTGGCCATGATCGAGCACACCGACCAGCTCCTGAACCTGATCGAGCGGCGCGTCACCGCGACGAACGCGGACCTGCTCGCCCTGCTCGATCGGGTCAGGCATCGGTTGGCCCAGCTCGCCGTGGACCCGGCCAAGCTCGCCGGCCCCGCCCTGACCGCGATCGTGGACCAGATCCTCGCGGAGATGGCGGTCGCGGCCCGGCGAGCCGTCCGAGCGGGGAGCGACAAGGACCGCGTTGGCGAGTTGCTCAAGGAGCAGGCCACCCGCGTTTCGGGCCTGAGTCGCTCTCTGCGGGCCGCGGAGCGTCCGACACTGGCCAAGGCCCTCCTGGTGCTCCAGGCGGCGCACACGCTCGCCTCCGGGCTCAAGGGCACCCTGTCCGACGCCGCGGTGCAGGGCCAGACCAAGGCGCGGCGCTCCCAGCTCGCCGACCAAGGGCGAGCCGTGGTGCTCATGTGGGTGCCGGAGCGCGACGCCTGTGCGCGCTGCCTGCGCTACGCGGGCCTGCGCTTGCTGCGTCCCACCGACGCGTTCCCCGCCGGCCTGTCCTACGATCCCCAGCAGGCGGACTCGGGTGCCGGCGACATACCGGGTCCGCCCCTTCACCCGCACTGCCGGTGCGAGCTCCAGGTCGTGAGCAAGGGTGACAGCGAGGACGCGAGCCAGGCTCTCCAGCGCGAGGCGGAGCGCGCCGTGCTCAAGGGGTGGGCCCTGGCCAGTGAGGGCGCCGCGTCGCGCGAGCGTGCCGCCAGGGCCCTGCTCGCGGCCGGGGCCAGTGTGCCGAAGTCGGTCAAGGCGGAGGCGTTGAAACGTTTGAAGGAGGGCGAGCGCTTCACGCGCCCCGTGCCGTCCGGGCACGAGCCGAAGGCGAAGCGGGACTACCTGGCCTCGTACTCGGGGGTGTACCGCCGGTGAGCCCCTCAGCTCCAGCACGGGCCGTCCGGGTGCCAGACGGTGGTGGTCAGCTCGTCGGTGTCCGGCTTGAGCGGGACGTAGGCGCCTTTGAGCGGCACTCCCAGGAACACGTCAAAGGCGCCGGGGGCGGTCAGGTCGGTGAGGTTCACGAAGTCTTCGTCGTTCAGCATGCGATCAGTATGACATACATGGACATAGGTGGTCAACCCCCAGCACGAAAGAGCAGGCCCCCGAGGGGGCCTGCTGGTCGGTCAGCGTCCGGAGCGGCGGCTGTGCATCGCCTGGGTGGCCGCGTCGCGCTGCTCTCGGGTCAGGCCCGCCAGGGTCTCCTCCATCAGGTGCGGGTTGGCGGCCTGGAGCCGGTTCAGGATGTCGGCCGCGGACTGGTCGGTGATCGGGCTCTCGGTGGTCTCGTTCTCGCTCATGGACAAAGTATGACACACGTGGACATCGCATGTCAAGGCCCCGCGCTGCTGAGCGCGGGGCCTGTGGTGGGTCGGTCAGCTCCAGATGTACTCCTGCCGGAGGTCGTGCGCGTCGCGCTGGTCCATGATCTTGGAGCCGTCTGGGCCGGTCAGGAACTCGTCGGTTGCCAGGTCCAGAACCATCCAGACGTCCGACGCGACACGCACCAGCTGGTAGCGGTCGGCTTGCGGGGCGATTTCGGTGTTGTTCGACATGGACAAAGTATGACACACGTGGACAGAACATGTCAAGGCCCCGCGCTGCTGAGCGCGGGGCCGGTGGTGGGCACGCTACGCGTCGTCCACCAAGTCGCTGGTCTCGTACGACAGGCCGCGGCACGTTCCGTGAGGCGCGTGGTTGAGGACGGATCGACACTGCCGGTAGTGCTGCCAGCGTGCGTTGGCCAGGTCACGAGCGGCCTGCTCGGTGCCGCGCTCGTGGCGTTCGGTCTCTCGCAGAGCACGGTCTCGAACGACCACCCAGAAGATCGGGAAGTCGTGACCGAAGTCCTCGTCATGGATGACCTGAATCAGTGCGTCGGGGGTGGCGCGGTGCGCTGCAAGGATCGTCATGCACCTAGTATGACATACATGGACAGACCATGACAACCCCCAGTCTGGTCGCTGACCCCTACGACCCGACCGCTGACGTTGACACGTTTCAACTTGATCTTTACCTGGCCCAGTTCGACGAGCGACTCCTCGCTCACCCGGAGGGCCGCCGCGCCCTGACCTACACCGACCCCCTCCTGTTCGCCCTCGTCTACCTCCGGGACCACCTCCGGTCCGAGGAGACCGGCGACGAGGTCACGATCGCCGACATGCACCTGTCCTGGGCGCGGCAGGCCCGGCAGTGGCTCCTGCCCATCCGGTACCCGGCCCAGTACCGGGCTGCGGAGATCGCGCCCCGCAACACCGGCAAGACCACCTGGTGGTTCCTGATCATCCCGATGTGGCTCGCCGCGCACGGACACAGCAAGTTCATCGGCGCGTTCGCCGACTCCGGTCCCCAGGCGGAGATGCACCTCCAGACGTTCAAACAGGAGCTGGACCGCAACGCCCTGCTGCGCAAGGACTTCCCCACCCTGTGCCAGGCCAAGGAGCGCACCGACGTCAAGCGCCGCCTGAGCGACAACAAGAAGATGACCATCCAGGCCAACGACTTCGTGTTCGCGGCCAAGGGCGTCGACGCGGGCAACCTCGGTATGAAGGTGGGCAAGCGGCGCCCCGACACGATCATCCTGGACGATGTCGAACCCGGCGAAGAGGTCTACTCCAGTTACCAGGCCGGGCAACGCCTGATCGCCCTGACCGACTCGATCATGCCGCTGAACGTGTACGCCCGCGTCGTGCTGTGCGGCACGACGACCATGGTGGGCTCGATCGTGCACCAGCTCGTCAAGAGCGAGCTGGAGCCAGGGGAGGAGCCGGCCGCCTGGATCGCGGAGGAAAACTTCCAGGTCCACTACCACCCGCCGATCGTCACCCGGCCCGACGGCACCGAGCGGTCCTGCTGGCCGGCGCGCTGGTCCCTGGAGTTCCTGGAGTCCATCCGCCACACCCGGCAGTACCAGAAGAACTACCGCAACCTGCCTGCCGGTGTGGGCGACTACTGGTCCACCGAGGACCTGGAGCAGGCACGCGAGCGCGGCGCCGCGGTCACCGGGATCACCCGGGGCGTGCTCTCGATCGACCCGGCCACCACGAGCAGGACCACATCCGACCGGACGGCCTTTGCCGTGGTGACCGTCTCGCCCATGCACAAGACCGCGGTACTGGAGGCGTGCCGAGCCGTCATCCTCCCGCCGGCCGCCTGCCGGCGCATCGCCCTCCAGTACCTGGAGCTGCACCCGGAGATCCGGAAGATCCTGATCGAGTGCAACCAGGGCGGGGAGACGTGGCTGTCCGTCTACCACGACATGCCCGTGCCGGTGGAGCTGATCCCGCAGAGCGAGCCCAAACCCGTCCGGGCCGCCCGGCTCCTCAACCACACTCAGCGCAAGCACTTCGCCCTGAGAGGCAGGCAACTCCCGTTCGAGGAAGAGGCCCTGAGCTTCCCCCGGGGTGCCTACGATGACGTCCTGGACGCGGTGGGCACGGGCGCGGACTACGTGCTCAGGACCCGGCGCCGTCCCGCCCAGTCCACCAACCAGTCCTATGTGGCGTAGGGAGCGCGAGATGGCGGATCGTTTGTGCGGTAAGCGGATGTACGCCTACAAGCATTGGTCGTGCCAGAAGAAACCACACCTTTGGGGGCGACACAGATTCAATAATTACACGTCTGGGCGTATCCCTCACGTGTGGAAGGTGAAGGCTCTGCGGGTCTTGTGGAGAGGTAATCGTCGATTGAAGAGAATACCCGGTAAGGGAGGGGGCTTGTTCCGTTACAGGCAAGCCCTTTTCCCTTGTCGGTTTGATCCACTTCCTGTCACCCATACGCCTAAGGAGCGGGGCCGTGGCTGATTCACCGGACCTCACCCTGGCGGTCACGGAGATCACCGAACACCGTGACGCCTACATCACCGCGGACCTGATGTACCGCAACAAGGTGGAGGAGATCTTCGCATCTTCCAACAAAATCGTGGCTCTGCTCCAGGAAGCGAGCAAGCACTTCCGCACCAACCTCGCGGCCACGCCCGTCGATGCAGTCCTTAATGGACTGGAAATCACCTCCGTCACGGTCCCCAACCAGCAGGGCGAGCCGGACGACAAGCTGACCCAGGTCTTCAAGGACAAGGTGTGGGACGCTAACCAACTTGACCTCTACATGCCCGACTGGCTCCGGGAGATCGGCAAGGAGGGCGACGCCTACCTGTTCGTCTGGGATGGTGACGATGAGGCGTCGTGCGAGATCCACATGCGCAAGCCGGTCGGGGCGCGCATGTTCTACAACGAGGAGAACCCCCGCGAGAAGTCGTTCTTCGCCTTCACCTGGAAAGAGCGCAACCCCAAGCGCATCCGGATCAACCTCGTCTACGCGGACCGGGTCGAGAAGTACGTCAGCACCGCGAAGGACCCCAAGGCGGACAAGGACTTCACCCCGTTTGAAGAGGACGGCGACGGGGGTTGGCCGGTCTTCCACGACTACGGCGAGATCCCCGCGTTCCACGGCCGGTCCGATCACCCCTACGGCGTGCCGGATCACTACAACGCCTACGGCCCCCAGAACCAACTCAACAAGATCATCGCAACCCAAATGGGCTCGATGGACTACGTGGGGTTCCCCCAGCGCGCCGCGCTCCAGGACTCCCCCGTGGACGACGACGGGGACCTGTGGGACGAGGACGACAACGAGGCGGCCGGCGGCACGGGCATCGGGGCGCCCCAACAGAACAAGCTCGTTTCGCACCCCGGCTCGCTGTGGGAGCTGAAGAACACGCGCTCGCTGGTACAGCTCCCAGCCGCGGAGGCGGATAACTTCCTCAAGCCGATCGACAAGGCGGCCCAGCTCATGTCCGCCGCGACGGGCACGCCCATCCGGTTCTTCAACGGCACCCAGGGTCAGCAGCCCTCCGGCGCGAGCCTGCGCGAGGACGACGCACGCCTCACCGCTCGCCGCTCCATGCGCATGCTGCTCGCCGGCGCGACGCTGCGCGACGCCTTCACCTTCGCGATGCGCAAGGTGCTGGGCTACGCGGACTGCCCTGAAGTCGTGATCAACTGGAAGCCCGCCCAGCGCGCGGAACTCCCTGACGAGTGGGAGGTGATCCAGGCCAAGCAAGCGGCAGGCGTGCCGCGAGACGTGACCCTGTTGGAGGCGGGCTACACCCCGTCACAGATCCAAGACTGGAACGACGCGGCCCCCGATCCCGGTGAGGGCCTGCTCGCCAGGGTCGAGTTGCTGGAGCGGTTGGCCGGCGCCGCGGAGAAGCTCGCCGGGGCCGCTGGCCTCGGTGCCCTGGACATGAAGCTGGTCCAGGAACTGATGGCCGGGTTCCTCCCGGCCCCCGATGATGGAGGAAACAATGGGTGACCAGAACTTGAGAGTGTGGCCCGTCGACGGCGACACCTACGGCGACGTCGTGGAGTACCCCGCCGGCGCGAGCTACCGCTCCGTGCCGATCGAGCCCGGCGCCAGTGGCGACATGAACCATGACCTCGTCGTGACGGAGCGGCGCGAGCCCGGCGAGTCCGTGGACGACCCCCGCGAGCTGGGTCGGCACCGGATGAGCGAGGTCCTGATCGCCTACCCGGGACAGCCCACCCCGGACGCCGTGCTGGAGAGCGAGCACGCGCGGCGCACCACGGTGGGCGGCAAGTCCGAGGACACCAAGAAGGCCGGCTCCCCGGCCGCCAAGAAGTAACCAACTACGCACAGACAAGGGCGCGAGATGGCAGACGACACCACGACCGACGAGACCACCGATGACACCGAGGAGCAGCAGGAGGACTACGAGGCTCCCGACCAAGCCACCTGGTCACGGACCACCGAGGCCCTGAGCAAGGCCAACGCGGAGGCCAAGAAGTGGCGTCTCCGTGCGCAGGGCAAGGACGAGAAGTGGGCCGTGCCCGGGTGGACCAAGCCCCCGGCCGACGAGGACACCG